CCAAGATTGGATATAGTGATCAAAAGCTTGCAAAGATGATAAAGTTTGAGGATGTTCAGAAGAAAAAGCTTGCAGAAACTGATAAATTTCTGGAAACTATATTCGGAGACCCTACAAAGAAAAAGTCAAGTGCTGCACCCAAGAAGAAAACTCTTTCCCAAATGATTGGATTAAAAAAGCCCAAATACGCAACAAATGATGACTTTAACGAAGAGGATCGGGTAAAATAAGAGTTGCTTCGCAACTCGGGGTTGAGGTTTTTAAAAACCTAGTCTAGCAAAAAGTTTGTTTGAAAGGGTCCCAGGTTATGAGATTGAAGGACTCAATCCACATCAACTGACCATGTCCTTCATTGCTCTTGACACCGAGACTACTGGTATCCCCACCTCCAGGGCCAAGCCAACCTCTAAGAACCTTCACCACTATGACTCTTGCCGTATGGTTTCAATTGCCATAGTGGAGTTTAACAGCCTTGGCAAGGAGGTTGACAGCTGGCACGCAATCATCTATCCTGACAACTTCAAAGTGGACGCAACACACATCCATGGCATTACCCAGGAACAGGCTGAAAAGGAAGGCAAGCACTTCCTAGATGTCTACTACATACTAGTTGGTCTACTGTATATGTGCCCTGATGTTGTTGGTCACAACCTTCAGTTTGACCTCAATGTTATCCAGGCTGAGATGACCCGCCGTGGGCTGGATGATGGTATTATGGATTCAATCAATCCCATCTGTACCCTCAAGCTCTATCGCCAGATTTTCCTGAAGCCAATCAAGTTGGTGGCGCTTTACAAGGGCCTGTTCCAGAAGGACCTCGAGGGTGCTCACGACGCCCTCAATGATGCCAGGGCTGCTGGAGAGGCTTACCCACTCCTGAAGGGTGACCCAAGGGTCTACAAGACTCTCCCTCATAAGAGGGTCACTATCAAGGCAAGTGACGTTGCGGCCTGTATGGGACTCAACAACTACCGCAAGCCTGTTGAGGTGATTGATGACCTTTGGAAGAAGGTTTCTCCAGACACCTTCAAGGGTCAGACCCGTGACGATGCCAACCTCGAAGCCCTGGCACAGTCTGCTGAGGCGCAAGCCACCCTGAAGGTTGCTCTAGCTGAGACTCCTGAGTCTTCTGATGAGGTTCAGACTATCCTCAAGCGTGCTCAGGATCTGGTATCAACTGATGAAAAGCTCTCACCTCGGCAAAAGACCCAGGTCAATGACCATATGCGGAAGATGATATATACTACCCACGGTATCAATTCGGAAGATAAGACGGCAGACCTTGACGAGGCTGAGCTACTGACTGACGACACCTTCTACCGCTGGACCATTGCGGTCATAGAAGGGACTGAGTATCAGGTTGTTGGACGCATCGACCGCTACCAGCAGAAGGAGGACGGGACCAAGGTTCTTGTTGAGATTAAGAACCGGACTAAGGCTCTGTTCAACAAGGTTCGTGATTACGAGTTTGTTCAGGTTCAGAACTATCTCCGTATGATGAACCTTCAGGAGGCTCGTCTGATTGAGCAGTTCAACAACGAGCGCAAGTCCTACGATATCAGGTGGGATCAGGAGTACTGGAAGTCTGAGGTTATTCCCAAGATGGAAAACTTTTGCAAGACGTTCCACCACATGCTAGGGCAGGCTTAGACTGTAGAGAGTATTTGTAACTAAATGGTAAACATAATTGGTGCCGTCTGTAAACTTGGACAGCTAAAAAACGGTGTCCAATCAGCCCCTTTTGTAATCAAAGAATTGATAGGATTTAAATATAATTATCATAATGTTAATATTAAATACAATCTAGATTACTATAAATTATTTAACCGTCACAATGAATTACACAAACCCATAACCATCGGCGGAGACCATTCAATTTCAATGGCAACGGTGGGTTCTTCATTGAAAAAGCATGACAATTTAAAAGTTTTATGGATTGATGCTCACGCTGATATCAATACACCTGAAAGTTCACCGAGTAAAAGTATACACGGGATGTCTGTATCAACACTACTCGGGCAGAGTCATCTCATGCACATCCCCGTTAAGTTGAAAAGGGAAAATTTGAGTTATATTGGACTACGGGACATTGATGATTATGAATACAAAGAGCTGGAAACCATACGTTGGTATTCAAGTAAATGCGTTCATAATCAAGGAGTTGGTAAAATTTTAAAAGAATTAAATTATTCTGAAGATGATAAAATTCATATAAGTTTGGATGTTGACGTGTTGGATCCTAAATATTTTCCAGCCACTGGAACTCCTGTTGCGAATGGTCTCAACCCAGAGCATGTCTACAATATTATTCATATTCTCAAAGAGAATATAGTTTCAATGGATATTGTCGAATATAATCCTGTCATAAATAATAATTATGAATGCAAACGATTCATTTTAAACTGTATTAGGCACACTTTCTAAATTTATTCGTACTTATTTTGTGATGTAGATTGAGCAAAGTTTTGGTAAAAATATCTGTTTGAAATGATGGCAAGTTCAAGTTGCTATGCAACTGACCCGTAAGTGATGCCCCGTATGCCCGGACCAAACTCAATCCCCGAGGATTCTCTCCGATGTGGGTTTGTGCTCAAGTCTGGGGAGCGTTGCAAGTTCAAGCATTCAAATGGAGAGTTCTGTGGAAAGCATGCGTCAAAGACTGACAAGGACTTGGTAATCAAAATGATTGCCAATAAATTTGATGAGCCGACAAAGGATGTTGACTTGGAACAGATGTGCGAAACTCCCACAAGTCGATCAATTGTTCAAGGATTTTTGGACCAAATTGGATCTTCAAAAACAATTGATCAACTTTTGTAAAACTTTTTAAAAACTTTTTTAAAAAAAATAATTGTTTGAAATAATCTAAAGTTATCAAAAGTTTATTAAATTCAAAATGAGTTCTCTTCAGCATCACTCAATTGATGCACTCATCCAATCTGGTTTCAAGTATGATGGGAACAATATGGTCATAGAGAATGTCATCTTTGAAGTTGACCAATTAAAAACCAAAGTTGAAAAAGAGATTGAAGATCTTCAAGAAGATTACAAATTCTTACAAAAAGTTAAAAATAAACAAAGTTACTCGAATGTATCACAAAAGTTTTATGATTTGATTGAGTATATTTCGAAAGAACTTTTTGATGACTTTACATATTCGGAATCCACAACTTCACACGAGGAAGTTGAATGGAAAGAGTATTTTCATTGTGTATATGAACATGTCGTTCCGGATGCTACACAACCACACAATAACCGCATATGGGAAATTCTTCCTGAACCGCCGACTGACCTCAATATGAATTACACTCGATGGCCTCTTATTAATTCAATAAAAAATAATTTTGTCAGGCTCAAAGTTGAAAGCAAAAAATCTCAAAGTTTAAAAGAAGTTCTTCATACTCAAATAAATTTAGGAAAAGAGATGTTTTTTCTGCGAAACGAGATAATCGAAAAGAGTAAAACACTTTCAACATACTATCGGATAATCGAATGGTCTATGTACTGATTGCGTACATACCAGATATCACACCTGTGTGGAACAAAGCGTGCCAAATTGGCCAATTCCTTCCCGCCTCTGTAGACTTCAACCAACATACTCCAATAAACATACCTAATGGAGTGTGTTCAGATTTAGCCTGTAGAAAGTGTAAAACAAAGTTAGTCTTGGCCAATGAAAAATCCATAGTCTGTCTGATCCCCTTAGTAGGATTTCTCCAATAGTTCATACTTACGAGTGAAGTACAAGTATTAACTATTGGCATAAACTTCTTCCTCCTTCTAAAACCCCTAATGGCTGGCAACATAAAGAGACCACTAGTGATTACTAAGGCGACCACCATCTTACATTAAGTCCTGAAATTGTTCTGTGCGATAAATTTTGGTAGTGTAATCACCCTCACGGTCTGTAATTGTCACACTCTCATTCCCGTAGAATTCTGGACATCCAATATCATCCATACAATCCCTACCATTGTGTGTAATTGGCAACGGGAAGATCTGCTCACCGGGTGTTGTTGTGTAATAGAAGAATCTATCACGATGGGATGCGCTCTCCTTACCATAGAGTGGGAGCGTATCTGTACCATTTGAAAGGAGACCCATCTGCTGATACTGCTTTGGGCGCCACTGCTTCAATGGGGGTTGGCGGAATTCTGGTGAACGGTTCTGTGGGGCTGTATCAACACCACTGGTGTTGGGTCCTTCGACCATATAAGGCACGGGAACCTCAATATACACTGGCTCTACAGGTATTCTCAGGAGGACAATAACTGCCAGGATGAGTGGCAAAAATGATGCAACGAGTGGAGCAACCTTCATCTTTATACTACTTTAAGAAACAAATTCAACATAAAGTATGCTTTATACAGCCATAGATGTTGGTTATAAGAACTTGGGGCTTATTCAGGTTGAACTCAATGCAGCCGCTACTGCAGTTGTCAATACAACCTTTATGAAAAAGATTGATATTAGTAGAATCCCTCATAAAACTGTACCGATTTGTAAATGTGGGATCCCTCACACCAATGAGGTTGCTGACCACGTTGCTCACTTTATTCAAGAGTATCAAGATATCCTCCACTCGGCTGATGTCATATTGATGGAGAGGCAACCCCCAGGTGGTCTTACAAACATTGAAGCACTTTTATTTTTCGTTTTCAGGGATAAAATTAAATTAATCTCGCCAAATTCGGTTCATTGTCATTTTGGTTTTGGTCACCTTGACTACGAACAGAGGAAAGAGAGGGTTGTTTCGATCGCGTCAAAGCACATAACACTCCCTGATATTGAGAGGAAGCACGACATTGCCGATGCGTTCTGTATGATACTCTATGAGATTCAGAAAAACCAAATAAAGTTTAAGCGCGCTGAAGAACTAAAAGGTTTGCCATTTGACAACTATCGTCTCGATGCAGACGGTACAGTTCGAGAAGCATCCAGGTCTGTATAATGAAGATTTTGAGTATTTCAATTTTTATGGAATCTACTTCAATGACATCTTACAGGCTGCAAACTTTTTGAAACACATCAAATATGATCCCGAGATACAATACGAAGGGTGGATGGAAAAGGGGATCAAATGCCTCAAAGATGTTGAAACTGGTATCATATATTCAGATGATGGGATCCACTTTCCAGATGAAGAATTTTTAAAAGCATATATTAAACAATATGGTAAAAATTCCAGAAAAGTACCTAAGGGGTCTAACCTTAAGTGAAAGAAAGAAGCGCACCAAACGCATCTTAGAGGGTATAAAGTCAAAAACGAGTAACCCTAGGGCGTATCGCAAATTCCCAACTGACAAGGGCAAGAAGGTGCGCAAGTCAAGCTACACAGCCGCATTTGAGAGGAAGTATGGCGACCAGATAAAGGCTTTGAAGGGTGACAAACTCAGAAAGGTTTCCAAGGTTACAAAGGTTCCCTATGGTACCCTCAAGAAGGTCTACAACCGTGGGTTGGCAGCCTGGAGGACGGGTCACCGCCCAGGTGCGTCTCAGCAGGCGTGGGGGTGGGCTAGAGTCTACAGTTTTGTGATGGGGGGTAAGACTCTTTACACATCAGATGCTGACCTAGCCACAGCGTTAACTAACAAGTGACGATCATTCGCGAGGATTGGGTGGACTATATCCATATAGCGCAACAATCTCAATGCCGCCGCAGGATCGCGGACGGAAATGCCATCATAAACTCTGTCAACGCCATTCAGAAACCCGACGACTGTGTCGTAAGTCATGTGCAACCTAAGTTTATCTTCTCTGTGGCGCTTCTCAACCTCCTTAACCACCGCCCTGCACATAGGGCACGTAGTGTGAGTGGCAAACCACTGTTCACAACAGTCGTCACATAGGCTGTGTTTGCAGGGGAGCATCGTAGCCGGCTTCACTTCGTAGCACACAGGACATTCGCATGTGGTAGGAGGTGGGGTGACCCGGTGAGGTGGCGCAGGAGCACCGTGCTTAGCACACACGTCGTACCCAGGGCGCTTTTTGTAGCAACAAGGCTGTCCGTTGCGCTTGTTGGCTGTACAGATCAATCCTCGCTCACGGAGGGTTTCGACATTAGGGCGAGTCATATTTGTTTGTGGTTTGACCTTACACTTGTCACTTAGGACCATCTTATACATTAAATTCTGGGTCGTATTCCTTAACAAACTTGTTAAACTTGCGAGTCACTTGAAGACCATTTGCTTCACCCTGCCAGAGGACTTCACGTTGGAAATTTTGCTGCCCGTACTTCTTGATAGCCTTGTCCCAAATGAGACCAGTAACGTCCTGAGGCTTGGTACGCCATGTCTTAGCACAGGTGATGAAGGACTTCCCCTGAGGGCCAACAAATCGGATGATTGCCACCATCTTCTATGTATAGGGCGTCCTAAATCTTTAGATGTTACAGTAAAAGTCTATAACCTCTATCATATCAACTATTTTTAAAAGGTCTTTACCCTTGCCGACAACCCCGTGCTTCTCGAGTGCGATTATGTCATTTCCTTTCAGTTTGTGTTGTGTCTCTTTTGCGAGCCGTTCGGAACCAGCCGTATAATAGTTGACATTCTCACCAATATTATACTCAATCTCTGGAAACGTGGTCTTTATATCCCGCAACTCGTTATCCCTTATAAATCTCAGGATGTTTGGGGGGTGACAGTGTACCACATACAATTCATCATCTGTGTCAAAAAGGCTGAGAGAATGTAGCATCACCTCACGTGATGGTTTTTTTCCAATGTCCCACGATAGGATGTCATCTTCGCTGGTCTTTACCAATACCAGTTCTTCGTCTTGTATGGTGTGCTTTCTCACAGAACCAGGTGATATCACAAAACTCCTAGAAGAACTCTTTTTATGTGATATGTTGCCATCATATATGCTGTTAAGTCTCTTTTTGTACAATAAACGCATAGCCTTTGGTATTGTGGTCATTACTTTAAATCAAGAAATAAAAATTTCAGGTTTATACACAAGGTGTTCAACCGTCTCACCATGAACCGTATCTATTGTCGTCAATGTATCAGCCAGTGAACACAGAGCAATTTTAAATTCTGATAGGTCATTCATAACCTCTTCATATATGCAGCGGACAAAATACTGAACCTCTTGGTCAACTTGAGATTTTAGGAATTCCCCAGAATACTCATCAATCACTAAATTTCCAATTGATGACGAGAAACCAAAATTTTCAAACATCTGATAGGCAATCTGTGTAACCTGTTGAAGATCAGCCGAAGCACCAATCGTAATATTACCCACCCCGTAGATGAGCTCCTCGGCAGCCCTCCCACCCAAAGCAATCTTTATTCGATTTCGTAGATCATTTTGAGTTGTCATCGAGCCATCTTCTTTTGGTATAAACTGTGTGAAACCGCCCGCGTCACCTCGCGGAAGGATGGTCACCTTGCCAACCTTCTGTCCACATATTACCCCCATAATAGCGTGTCCGGCTTCGTGATATGCGACGAGTCTCTTTGTGTCTTCATTCATTTTGCGAGACTTTGGCAACCCAATTGTCACTTTTTCATAGGAATTGTCAATGTCTAATCGTGTGATTTCTGTTCGACCATCCCTAGCCGCGTAGATAGCAGCTTCATTCATAATATTCTGAAGGTCCGCACCACTGAACCCAATTGTAAGTCTTGCGATATTTTCCAAAGTCACACCTTCCGCAAGTCTTTTATTTTTTGAATGAACTTTGAGAATCTTCTCACGACCTTCACTATCTGGTAGTCCAACCTCAATTTTTCGGTCAAAACGTCCGGGGCGGAGGATGGCTGTATCTATGACATCGGGGCGATTAGTTGCACCAATAACTATGATTCCCGTATTTTCTTTGAATCCATCCATTTCGGTTAAAATCTGATTGAGTGTTTGCTCACGTTCGTCATTATTATTACCAATCGGTGAAGAGCTGCGAGACTTTGCAATGGCGTCAAGCTCGTCAATGAATACTATACATGGTGCATTCTCGCGAGCAAGTTTGAAAAGGCTGCGAACCCTGGATGCACCGAGTCCTACAAAAAGTTCAATAAATTGTGAGGCACTTGTTGCAATAAAGGGAACTCCAGCTTCACCAGCAATTGATCGAGCCATTAGGGTTTTACCGGTTCCCGGTGGACCTGATAGGAGACAACCCGATGGCACTTTGGCACCAGCTTCAATAAACTTTTCAGGAGTTTTCAAAAAGTCAACAATTTCTCGTACCTCGTTAAGTTCTTGTTCTATCCCAGCAACATCATCAAAACTAGTCTCGATATTCTTAACAATTTCAAGTTCCTTTGTGGTTCCTGGAATGCTTGGTGGGTTTGGACCATTTCTTGACAAAATATAAATGAAACTTACAACAAGGAGAAATGGAAAAACATTTTTGAAAAAATCAATCGGGGGGTTAGCAATCTGGATGTTCACTGCATGTTCGCGTAGTTCATTTAAAAGTGTGTCATTTAGTAAAACGTTCGCTTTATCCGCTTGTCCACCGGAATCAATAAATCGTAATTCGTTTGAACCAGGAAATATTGCAACATCTGTGATGTCCCCATGTTCAACCTTTGTGATAAAGTCGGTGAAAGTTACTGCACTTCGTTTACAAGTTTCCACTCGCCGACGACTAACCTTTCTATTCCAACAACATTTAATGGGTCTATTCAAACTAAAACAATTCATATATAAGAATACTTATATTTTTAGTTACAATAACTGCCGCACACCATATAAAGTTTAGGATACATTAATATTCAGAATGGAACCACTTCGTGTGAAGCGCTTCAATGATGGTGCCATTATACCAGCTCGAGGAACGACGGGCGCCGTGGGGTATGATTTGGCTTGTGTTGAAGATTTCCATATGGATACTCAGTCGCATATTCTTGTTCCTACTGGTGTCGGATTTCAGCTCCCACGTGGGGTGTACGGTCGTATTGCTCCTCGTTCTGGTCTTACTGTGAAGCATGGTATCCATATCGGGGCAGGAGTCATCGACCCAGATTATATGGGTGAGGTCAAGGTTGCAATGTTCAATTTGGGACTTAAAGCTGTATATTTCAAAAAGGGTGATCGGATTGCTCAGTTGATTCTAGAGCGTTGTGAGGTTCCAGATGTTCTAGAGGTTGACATTCTGGTGTCAACATCTCGAGGTGAAGGTGGCTTTGGATCGACTGGTAATTAAAGATATTGTGATGTTATATGATAAATGTACCGAATTTTGCCGATGCGAACACTACGTCGAACCGCTGGAGTTATGTTTGATGAAATTTCTAAATCCGATATTCCCCTTATTCACGGAATTGATAGAGTAATCCACAAAGCTAATGGCATATCTCCGGGACCTATAGGTTCAATCAAACGTCCTTGGTATATGCACACAGGTCAAGATGATAACCTGATGGTTTTGCAAGGAGAACGATTTGTGGATATCTATTGTCCAAAACGCAAAGAAAAAGCATCTTTTGTTATTACACCAGATAGAGTCTATAAAAATGGGAAACTTTATTGCGAACAACCTGCTATGGTCGTCTGGCCTAGTGGGGTTTTCCATAGGATTATAAGCGGATCAGAAGGGAGCATATCAGTAAATTTGGCTACTCGGACAGACAAATTCAATTTAGAAGATAATTTTAATATATATGATTTAGATACTGAAAGTGGAATTTTTAGATTACTTAGAGATGGTAGGTTAGATCAACCGGATATTCTTTACAAGTTCAAGGATGAGAAAACAAAAGCTCTTCTTGAAGAACTTTAAATATTTTGATATATTAAATGCGTCGCGATCCTAATGCTCGCCAGAATGTGACAATGGGTGGGGCTTATCTTGCAGCTGGGGCTGGTTCGGGTGTCATATGCCCTCCTGGTGACAACTCCTTTGTGTGTCAGATAAAGAGACTTGTCGCCACTGTTCAGGGTGTTGTTTTCCTAGTGGGTTTATTATTTTTGATTTATTATTTTTGGGTCAATCGTAAGAATATTTTCTAAATACAAATCTCATTAGCAGACTGACAGCTCTGGGTGTAGTTGCACCAGCTGTAGCCCGCAGAACCAACGCATCCAAACTCGTCACGGTCAGCACCCAGGATAATCTCTGGCATACTGAGTAGGCGAATAGCAGCACCCTGGTAGGCAATTATAGACGCGAAAATGATGAAACGAAGCATATTTACTTTCTATACATATATTAATGTCAAACTTTTATATGTATTCTGGGATAGCTTCCACGGCGTACGCAATGTATGCAGGTCTGTCCCTTGCTGAAGATGCCAAGAAGTATGATATAAAGCACGTAAATAATGTGAGAACGAAGGTCGAATGGAACTTGGGACACTGGTCAGAGGGCTCGCAGAGCTGCAGAAAAGATTAGAAGTTATGGATACAAAAAGGTTTATTATATCGAAAGCATATATAAAAGTTTGAAGCTCTAAATAAAAAATGGCTCTCATCCATTTCCTTCTGGACCGCTCGGGTTCTATGGAGAACTGTCTGGCAGATACTATAGGAGGTTTTAATGCATTTGTTCGCGAACAGGCACCCAAATCTACAATGAGTTTGTATCTTTTCAACAACTCATTTGAGATTGTTTATGAGAATAAGAAGATTAAGGATATTGAAAAGTTGAACATCTCCACATTCCGTCCACGCGGTGGAACCGCCCTATTGGATTCGATTGCTCGGACCATCGAACAGGTTGAACAAAACAATACTCAATGTTGGGCAGATCTTGATGATGTTGGCAATGTTATTGTTATCCTGACTGATGGTGGCGAGAACTCGAGCACGAAGTACACCAAAAAGGAAATTAATGATATGATATCCAACAAACAGGCACAAGGTTGGAAATTTGTATTCTTGGCGGCGAATCAGGATGCCATCAAGAGTGCAAATGATATTGGTATCAGACGCGAGGCTGCTATCGACTTTGATACAGCCAATATGTGCGAGGTTATGAGGTCAGCGTCAAGTGCCGTTAGTCGCTGTGTGACTGGTGAGTCACAAGATATTGTGTTTACACAAGAGGAACGACTCACTTGCTCACAAAATATATAATCATATAATAGATGATAACAATTACTATTATATTACTTATCATAATTCTTGCATTCCATCTTAGAACATCAAAAACACGTGAATTTTCCTGTAAGTTCTATAAAGATGTACAATATAATGATGACCGTTACGTGGACTTAGATGTATCTGTCCCAGAAAAATTTAAAGATTTTTATTTGGGGTTTGGTGACCGTGCCAGTAAAGTTATAGTTGGTAAAGACGAAAGAAAGTTTTACGTTATTGATAAAGAGGGCTATATACATTGTAAGACGGACGATGAAAAGATTTCAAAGTACGTACCAAAGACTTTGAAATGTAAGGGGGTATTCGCCGATACTTTCAAGAAGGAACGTGTTGGCGCATATATGGACTCTGACGGTAGTATTCATATCAATCTAAAGAATGACAAACTCAAGATTGGTGATAATTCTGATAAGATTATTAAGGTTCTTGATGCATATAAGTGCAATAAAGATGGTATAGATAATTGGTTTAAAAAGTACAAAGACTATATCATATCCTGGTTCGCACTCAATAAAGATAGTGTCACAGTATATTATAGGTAGAATGGATCCTCAACCACGCAAGAAGCGCCAGGCGCAGGATAAGAAAAAGTCAAAGGGTCCAAGTGTTTATTCGGGAAAACACGTTCGTCTATCCTTAGTTGCTAAAGGCAACGCCAGCCATACCCTTCTTTATTCTGAGGATGTTGTAGTTTACCGCGTACACCCTGTGAAGTGAATTACCGCCCGTTGGGTTGGTGACGGTCAGCTTGGCTGTGTCAATGCGCGAGAAGTTGAGTGTACCAGTTGGCTGATACTTACCGATACTAAGACAGAATGGCCAGGTGAAGGTTGGCTGCTTGTTAAGTGTGTCATCTGGCAGCGTCTCGCAGTGCATCTCGTGGACCACATTGTGGTGGTAAGTGTTGGAAGTGGTATCAAACAGAGTGGTGCCGTTGATATAGAATGACGAGTTGCGGAAGTTGTACTCCGCAGCCCACGACGAGGCGTCCGTCGCCTGTCCTGACACCAAATGGATCGCCTTTACTGGGTGGTTGAAGTAAGTGAGATCAAAGTCGGTGTCAGTGCTGCTCGCCAGTGTGTGCTGGACCTGCTCAATAAGTATCTCGTGGTCAGTATTCACAAAGAAATCACGCTCGTCGGTGTCTACATACATAAAGTTACCCCATACCTTTGGTGTCGAGCCAGCTGTGAAACCGTTGCGGCACTTGATGCGGATCTCAACCTCGTGATACTGTAGAGCCACGAGTGGCAGTGCCTTTGTCCAGTCCTCACCAAAGAAGAATGGAAGCATAAGATAGTCTGGTGCACCTGAGTAGCCAAGCGAGTTTGACTTGCTTGTGTTTGTAACTCCGGCACACGAGGCTCTTGCCTGGTTATTGCGATAAAGAAGTTCGTGAACACCCTGGACATAAAGCGAATCAAAAGTCACCACCTTCTGTCCACCAATGTAGAGGCTAAACTCGAAAAGTGTAGAATCGTTATCTTCGATTATGCTTCTCTCATTTCTGCTACCAGCTTTATCATTAATACCAGTTGCCTCAATCCAGACGTAGCTGAGGAGGTCACCCTTTGAAGGGATCTTTATAGTCACCTCATTGTTTGCCGCAAAGGTGCCAATGTAGTTAAGTTCCTCTGGGCGCATAGCAAAGTTTGTGTGGCGCTTGTAGTTCTGACGGAAGAACGACACTTGTGGCTCACCTGTAATATAGGCATCCTGAACACCTGTTGAGACGAGATCGACAAGTGCCCCTGACATCTTTTATATAAAACTGATATTAAAAATTACAGGCATTATATACGCAAAAGAATATGGTGTTATTTCAGGCGCTCTCGTGGGAGGCTCGAGATGCCGATGAGGAATATCTCATCAGTATATTTGGTAGAACCGAGGGGGGAAAGTCTGTCTGTGTAACCACTCCATTTAAGCCATATTTCTTTGTAAAGGTCCCACCAAGAACCGGTGACAACTTTCTGTTTCAGAAGATTCAAGATGCGTGCGGTGGTGCTGCTGAGAACTATGAGCTTGTAAAGTCCAAGGATCTTTGGGGATTTCAGAATAATACAGAATTTTCATTCATGAAGTTGAACTTTGCAACTTTTGAGAATATGAAAAAGTGTGACCGCAAGCTTAGCCGTCCTTTGAAAGGTGATACCTATGCTATGAAGGTCTACGAATCAAATGTTGAACCAATGCTCCGGCTGATGCATCGTTCTGGTATCCAATCAACTGGCTGGCTTGAGACTGGTGATAAGTGTGTTCGTTCTCATTTGGCTAATGTTGACATTGACCTATTCTGCAACGACTGGAAAACTCTCAAGTCTGTCTCAAAGGATGGAAATGCCCCATTCATTGTGGCTTCATTTGATATTGAGACCTATAGCTCTACTGGAAAGTTTCCTGAAGCTGATATTGCGGGTGATCAATGCTTTCAAATTGGCTTCACACTCAAGCGCCTGGGCGAGTCTGAGATGTATGACAAGACTTGTCTATGTTACAAGAAAACCGATATCAATCTAGAGGGTTGCAACGTCATCAATTATGATTCGGAACACGACCTTATTATGGGCTTCAAGGAGTACCTTTTCAAGCATGACATTGATATTATGACTGGGTGGAATATATTTGGTTTTGATTTGGAGTACATTTACAAACGTGCAATCATCTGCAAGTGCCCGGATAGCTTCTTCGAACTTGGAAAGTTGAAGAATCAGCGTTGTGATTTTGTCTACAAGAAGTTATCTTCAAGTGCTTTGGGTGACAACCTTATGAAGCTACTCCCGATGACTGGTCGGTATATCTTTGATCTGTTTCACGAGGTGAAACGTGAGAAGAAGCTCGACAGTTACAAGCTCGACTTTGTTGCTGAAACCTATTTAGGTGATCACAAGATTGATATGTCACCGAAAGAGATGTTTGCCCGCTTCCGCGAGGAAGATCCAGTCAAGCTCCGAGAGGTTGCAGAGTATTGTATCAAGGATACGGTCCTACCTCACCGCCTTTTGGACAAGCTCTGTATCCTTCTAAACCTGATTGAGATGGCAAAGGCAACCTGGGTTCCTCTGTCATATCTCTCGGAGCGTGGGCAGCAGATCAAGGTTTTCAGTCAGATGACTCGAAAGGCTCGGGAGCTTCGATATATGATCCCAACCATCCGCTGGGGCAAGATTGTGAGTGATGGCTATGAAGGTGCAACAGTTCTGGATGCTCAGGTTGGCGCCTACTACACCCCAATCACAGCCCTAGATTTTGCTGGTCTGTATCCATCTATTATGATGGCTCACAATTTGTGCTACTCAACTCTTGTTATGGACCCCAAATATGAGAATGTTCCTGGAGTTGAGTATGAGAGCTTCGAGATTGGGGAAAAGACCTACAAGTTTGCTCAAAATGTGGACAGTCTATTACCTTCAGTTCTTAAGGAGCTAAAGGCTTTCCGTAGCCAAGCCAAAAAGGATATGGCAAAGTCTACTGGTGTTATGAAGGATGTCTACAATGGCAAGCAGCTCGCCTACAAGATTTCTATGAACTCAGTCTACGGCTTCACTGGAGCTGGAAAGGGTATGCTCCCTTGTGTTCCTATCGCCTCAACTGTTACGGCGAAGGGTCGTAGTATGATTGAGGAAACTAAGAACTATGTGGAGGCAAACTTTGAGGGTGCCAAGGTGAGGTACGGGGACACGGATTCAGTAATGGTTGAGTTTGATACCACTGGTATGACACCCGAACAAGCCCTAGAGCACAGTTGGAAGCTTGGCGAGCAGGCTGCTGAGCAGTGCACCGCCCTTTTCAAAAAGCCCAATGATCTCGAGCTTGAGAAGGTTTACTATCCGTATTTCCTCTACAGTAAAAAGCGCTACGCCGCCAAACTGTGGACGAAGGGTAAGGATGGTGAAATGAAAATGGATTGTATTGACATCAAGGGACTACAGGTTGTGAGGCGTGATAATACCCCTCACGTCCGCGAGGTTTGCACTGAACTCTTTGATATAATTTTGGAGTCTAATAATCCAGATGCGGCTATTGCTTTGGCGAGGCAGAGGGCTGCTGAACTTGTTGGTGGTGAGGTTCCTATGAATAAATTGATCCTCTCTCAGAAGTTGGCAGACTCTTATAAGAGCGAAAACATGGCACACGTTCAGGTTCGTAACAAGATGCGTGAGCGCGAACCGGGTTCAGAGCCTCAGCCGGGTGACCGCGTGCAGTATGTTCTAACTGATACGGGCAACAATAAGTCCAAGGCGTTTGAAAAGTCCGAAGACCCCGGGTATGCCAGGGATAACAATGTACCTTTGGATTATCAGTATTATCTTGAGAACAAGTTTATGAACCCAGTTTGCGATTTACTGGAGCCATTGGTTAAAAACCCCAAAGAGGAGATCTTCAGTGGTATGCTCCCCAAGAAACGCACACGGAAGGTGAAGGGTGCAACCGCACTCGAAGAAGGTTCAATCGATAAGTTATTTAAGAATTTCAATCAAAATAATACTAAGGATGAGTGAGAAACTCACAGAGTTGTTTGAAGCCGAGGTTGAAAAACGCATCAATGAGAAAATAACAGCATTTGCAAAACAGATTGCAGAGAGTTATAAACTTCCTATCTCCCTGCTACTGCGAGATATACCTGATATCGAACCACATAACAAGTCTGCTGAGATGACGTGTCTTGGTGTGAAAGCCAACGGTCAGAGATGTATGTTCAAGGCGAGGGAGGGTGGATACTGTAATCATCATCAGAATCAGAGAAAGAAGCTCAGCCCTATCAAGGTTTTGAGCAGTTCAAATCTCTGTCACAGTCACAGTGTTCCACCTCTGTATCAGGAAGGTTGTCCAGCTTGTGAATGTCGTCCAAGGATTACCCCCTCTAGTTCTCACTCGAGCCTTGGAACTCCCCAGAAGTCAGTTATAGATTTTAATTTATTAGTAGATAACAGATGAGTCGATCTCAAACTCTTCTCACCTCTGTAAATCAGTTCTATTCGGACAGTAAAAACTCTGAAATCCTCAAAGACATTTTAGACAAAAAAAGTGGTATCTCTTTGAGGAATCTAGAATGGTTCATAACAAATTACTCCAAGAATAAGAATGTGTCATACACAACAAGGGGTGGGAAAATGTTCAGTGTACACTGTGCATACAAATCCAGCCTTGATGGGTACAGCAAGAAGCTTTTTGATCCCTTTTGCAGGTCAAATAAGTTTGAATTTACAATTCCAGGAACGGATGATAATATCATCACTACCGTTGCCCAATTGAATTTCATCAAGTGGTGCATTACCAATAACATCATTGACTATATTAAGAACAATAAGGAACTCTTCAAGTCGAAAATTTAGGGCTCACAAAGCCATTCTCAAATTCTAAAGTCTGATAGCCAGTATAGTACAAATGATATTTGTATATTAATGGTGGCTTTATCAAGGATATGTTGGAAGTTGTTGCGGTTCCATTTTGTACATTTGAGGCTGTTATATAAATATCGTTGTTTATACTCTGGATAGATGGTGTTTGTGTGACAGATAGTTCTGGTTCGTCACTCGTGTAAAATGGTATATCTGAGTTTTGATATATATTGATATTTGATAAACAGTTTGCGGTTGCTGTTACAGATAGGGTTGTCCCACCTTGTGTGGTCTGAATCGTACTTGTAACTGTCGCTATAACATCATTCTGGGTTGTTGTTGTGGTAGATGTTGAGTCCTTACCGGTTTCCAGTAGTGAAGCCAACAAGAATGTCTTGTCAGAATTCAGTTGGTTGAAATCCAAAGCTCCGGTCGGCAACGGATCTTTTGGTTTTAGACTGAATGAGTATGTGTAGACATTCCTTAGAGGTGCAGACAATCCCACTTTAAATGGAACTTGATGTTTGAAATAATTCGCCGTAGAGGTTGAATTTCTAGTATCGCTCTCCATAAACCCAAGATTCTGTGTACCATTGATAAAGAGTTCTGCATCAGACATGATTGGATTCTCAGCTTGGGAAAATATATTAGATGTAGTAGTTGGACCACTATAGTAGTTACCATAATTAAAACGATTTGCAATTTCATTTGGGTTTTTCTCAAATTCATCCCTTCTGAAGAACCAATGCAAAGTCTTTACGGGAATTTTAGGAATCAGATTGTTCTTGGCTTCCACAAAGAATGAATCAATATCAAGTGGACTCTGCCTTCTCATCAGTTCGGTGGTTACAGTCTGTTTGTTATTTATGAGATATGATCTCTCAAGGTGGGTCAGTGTAACTTCCTCTGTCACAATCTCAAACTGAGGTAGTTCCACGTTTTTGCCAGTTGTAAAGAAAGTTGCGTCGTTAAATGTTATATTCAAGAATATTTGTTGTTTGTGGATTGCACACAATGGGAAATATGGTTTGAAAAATTTGTTATTCAAAAGTTTATTATCAAAATCTTGAGTTGAATGCCTTCTCCCAAAAAAGAAGTGCAGCGGTATAAATAATTTTACACCATTAATCGTATCCTGACCAGCCATTGTCCCACTTGGCTGCCCATTGTTATCAAGAAACCTCAGACCTTCTTTCTCTTCTTCAGACATATAAAGCTCGCTATATATCACTGACCAATCTGTGTAAAGTGTCTCCAATTCGTATTCATCAACCCTAAATTCCATAGTCTTTATAAGAGCCTTTCCAACATCTGCACAATATGTGTTATAGTTTGGTTCTATGCCAGTTGGGAGTGTACACTTCAAATACATATTACACAAAAGGTCACCCATATTCTTAGGATTCATCTTGACCTGAATAGTCTCACCAAATGGCCAAGTTGTTGTGGTTGTGGTAGCAGGTTTATTTATATTGGTGGTTCTTTGAAAGATTGTAAAGTTGGAGTGTCTATGTTGATTGAATTCAAAAAAAGAATCCTCGCCGTCAAAATATGTATCTTGACGACCTATGGCATTAAGTGACATTACAGCGGCGCTCCCAGCCATTGTCTACTATTCTAGCAGGTTATTTTCCCACATCTTAATTATCGAGGTTGCCTCGAGGTCCTTCAACTCCTTCTGCTTGGTCACCGAATCCCTAGTCAGCGTCTCTATCGCCTCCTCTGTGTACTGGTACGTCTTGATGTTAAGCAAGTAGTCGTAACTGTTGTCAACCTTGATGAAACCAAGAGAAGCAATCTGTTCCTCAAGGTTACTCTTCTTGCGTTTGAAGATGATAATCTCTTCATTCACAACCTTCTGAACAAATCCAGCCTTGTTTGTTAGGGTGACCACCTCCTGCTCCAGCCTCTTCTTCAGGTACGCCTTGCGCTTCTTGTAGTAGTCGAACCTGATCTCTACAAAGTCCACCAATATCTCCTCCGCCGAGTGGTACTTCTTGATACCCTGCTTAGGGTGGAATAGATGCATATTGCTCACCCTGATAGTCTTTGACAGCTTGAAGTCCTTGATTGGGTCCTTTCCACCGTAACCTTCAATCTCAAAGTCTACAGACTCGGTTGTGGAGTTGTTCTTGTAGCCACTGATAATCTTCTTGTCCACAAGACCATCAAGGTACTCTCTGAAATCCTGAGTCCAGTAACCCGGTGGAAGCTCTGTAACCCTTCGATTGGAATGAACCCCTGTAGCCACCCAAGCATCACCGTTAGCCACAATAGTACCTTTGAACCCCGAGAACCAAGGTGTCATCTTCTTAATTGACTCACCCTTTAGGACTCGCCTTATATTAGCCTTGATATCATCAGGGTTGAATTGCGGGACATTGCTGCTGAAACCAGTGCCAATACCCTCAGTTCCGTTTACAAGAACTAGAGGCATAACTGGCACAAAGTATTCGGGCTCAATTGATTTGCCATCATCAGTTAGATACTTGAGTACAGCGTCGTCAGCCGGATCGAACACCTGACGAGCATAAGGCATCAACCGTGTGAAGATATACCTCGTCTGGCTCGAATCCTTACCACCCAATAGACGGGTTCCAAACTGACCAGAAGGGTACAGTAGATTCATATTGTTTGAACCAACGTAGTCGTGAGCCATTTTGACAATTGTATCAGCCAGCGAAACCTCGCCGTGGTGATAAGCCGTTGCCTCAGATACGTAAGCTGCCAACTGCGCAACCTTCATATCATCCTTCAGGTTCTTCTTGAAACAGGCAAATAGGACCTTACGCTGAGAGGGTTTGAAACCATCACACATATGAGCAATGGAACGCTTGACGTCCGCCAAACTGAAGTCAACTAAATCATTGTGGATGAACTTCGTGACGGTTAGGGAATTGATAGAACCATACTTGATCTCCTCATGACCACTCGAATTCTTAGTCAGCCATAGCTTTCGAGCGTCAGCTTTGGTCTTGTCAAATGCCAGAACCACAGAGTCATCAGTCTCCTCGTCAACTTCAAAGCCGACAGTCAACTTTTCGATACTCTTGAAGTATTCCTTGGCTTCTACAGATGTCGAGGTACCCAGACCCTTATAATACTTGCATTTCCAACCACTCCCTGGTTTGCTCGATCCATCAGCCCTAAACGCTGAGTCTGTAAAAAACCACTTCTGCTGCTTCCCCTTTGTAGCCTTGACAATTGGGGTAACCATACAGATCACAAAACCAATCTCCAATAGACTCGGCCAGAAGTAATGAAATATATTGAGGACCAGACCCTTGATATGACTCCCATCATTGTCAGCATCAGTCATAATCATCAGCTTTCCATAACGAAGCTCATTGACTGATGAATAAACCTTACCCTGCTGAAGCCCCAAAATCTTTTTGAGATTGTTAAACTCTTCATTGTCCATCAACTGTTTGGCACTCGCGTCACGGACATTCTTACACTTGCCACGCAGTGGGAATACGCCATAGCGGTCACGTCCAACAATAGATAGACCAGCAATAGCTAGAGTCTTGGCAGAGTCACCCTCTGTGATAATTAGAGTGGTCTTGGAACTCTTGACAGTCCCAGCCCAATTGGCGTCATCAAGTTTGGGTATGCCAGTAATCTTGGACTTTTTGGCACCGTCAGTCTTTTTGAGTTCCTTTTCCTCGCGAACCTTTGACAGTGCCATAACCTCATCCTGAATCCCAGTCTTGAGGACATTCTTGATGAAGCTCTTGGGCGGCTCAAAGCGACTCCCAAATTCTTGTGCCTTCAGGGTACACTCAGACTTGATCTGACTGCTGAATGTTGGGTTGACCAGCGTTGTCCTCACCAATACAAACAGGGTATTCTTCACCTGTTGAGGGCGGAGCTTGATCTTCTTAGCCAGGTCGTCGATAATACCAGAGGCAATTAGACTGGCAACAGAATCAACGTGAGTTCCACCCTTGGTTGTGCAGATGCCATTCACAAATGAAACCTGTTGAAACCCTGAATCAGAAGGAGCCACACAGACTGACCACCGAGGGTTTGTAACTGTTACTATACCCTCTGTACCAGGGACCAACATCCTCATATACTGTTCAGGAGTTGGAGATTTGATATCAGAGCCCTGGAAGGAAACCTTACAATTGGCGCTCGTACAAAAAGCTGCGTCCCATACACGCTTCTCAATAATCTTGTAGATATCCTCATCCATTTTGGTCATACCAAAACGCTCCCAGTCAGGAACAAAGGTTATAGAAATGCTTGAGGTTGCCGCAGAGTGATTGGAAATCTTAGGCTTGTTGCACTTGGTCATATTGTCTTCCCAAATCTGATGATACTTCTTCTTGTTGACTGGGTCTTTGATGGTCACACTGAACAGCTTCGAATAGACATTTGCCAGCTTGGCACCATAGCCGTTGCGTCCACCAACAACCCGTTCGGTATTGTCATCGTAGTTTGAAGACGTCAACAGGTGACCAAATGTCAGTTCCGGGTTCCAGAGTTGTTCCTCTTGATGGAGATCAACCCCGATACCACCAAGTGGACCATTGTTTTCAACTGTGATAGCACCAGTCTCTTGATCAACAGAAACCTTGATATATTTGACATCTTTTGGGTGAACTGAGTTTCGGTCAATTGCGTTAACCAGAATCTCATCAAAAATCTTTAAAAGTGCCGGAGCATACTTGACTTGCTTCTGGGTAAACTTGTCATCATCAAGAACCCAGTAGCTGTCAGATTGTAAAGCCGTTGGACCTACATATGAGTCAGGTCTAAGAAGAATGTGTTGTAGGTGGGAAACCTTTTTGACCTTCTCAGACATGATGGAGTTTTAATCTATAAATATATGAAACTTTTTTCTTAAGTAGTCTTAAGACATGAATTTCTTTGTGTTCATCCTATCTCTCCTAGTTGGTATAACCTCCTTGACAAGCTCTATAATTGGACTCAGTTTTTATAAGAAGCTCTCAGCAGATGAGCAGAAGGCTGCGGATGAGAGCAGGAGATATCTTTGGGGTATGTTGATATCGTCAATTATCATGACCCTAATAACTCTCACTATCGCCATCAAGAGTACCTAAGAGGTATACATTTAGACCAGGTACCGTTCCTAATTTGGGCATCAGACAATCCTTGATGTCCTTGCGTTTGCGATACCTGTCAAAATCTTCAAACCATTCATAAATCTCTTGCCTTGTTTTTGATCTAAGTCGATCAGGTTTCCTCATCTTGCCAATCTCACGATTTTTGATATAGTCAAGATGATTTCTTGGTGAGAAATAACAAGCAAGGCAGACTCTTCGGCATTTCATATTGCCATAGTACTTTATCATTGAACTATTTCCAAACATACAAAATGGTTTGTGGGTTGCAAAGTTTCTCATATAAAAAAAAGTTTTAAATGTTTCTAAAAATACTTTGACAGTTATAGGATTTTTACATTCATAACAATTATTGGTCCAGTTTATTCGAAGCATGGTGCTATGTATACTCTTATATTAGGTTTCACAGTCTCTATACATATTGGGAAATCTTCTTCAAGATAAATTTTTGTAAAACTTTTTAAATCTTTTAAAAAGTTTGTTTGAATTCTCAAACTTTTTGTAAAAATTTTAATTTTATGAGTGATCGGATATTTATATGTCAACTTGTCACAAGTCAGATTAAATGTTTCATCAACGGTTATATTAACTGTGTCACCCGTGATGGTCCCCCATTCAGTGGGTGGTAGCACACAGCACAATTCTGGTAACCTGGTCTCAAATGATAATATATCACCGGGGGTATACTCATAAGAAATTGAATCAACATCTAAAAACTTTTTCGAAACTTTAAAAAGGTTTGAATTTTTAAAAAGTTTTGGTAAAGTTTCATCAAAGTTTATTGAAATTTCTTCACATTCATCATCGTGCCAAATAACAGGATATACCCATTCAGTAATTGCGGTATTATCATCTGACATATATTGAAACGTACATTCTTGCTTGTTGATGACAACATTAGTGAAAATGTCTGGAGGATCTTTGTACTCAACCAAGAACATTTTCTAACTATTAAGTAATGTGGTTGTATCTTTTAGCTGCTGCTTTACTCTTTTTTGTTTTCATAAGAAGTTCGAATGGAACCTCAAAGTCCAACATCGATAAGTTGGTGCGCCAGTCTGCTCGCTTTGCCACGGCTGCGCAGCAGGATGAGTCACCATTGGTGTCCGTCCTTCACGCCAACTACTCCGCTGGTTATCTATGGGCTCTCAAGGATATAGCCACACCAAAGCAGATTCACAATGCCACTGGTGTGGATATTAAAAAGTTTGAGGAACACATCTCAAATGTTCAAGATATGGTTACTAAAAAGACTCTCAAAAAGTGCCCAGACTTTGCCGGGGATGTTGACCTTTACCTCGCAACTATCGGCGGTGAAGCTATCTCCGTGCTCACCTGAAAGATCAGCGCCTCAAGAGTTTTTCAATTATATTCTGTGCTGGTCCCCTTGGTATACCCCTTCTAGAGAGAACTACGGCACCAGCCTTTGCAGACTGACGCCTAGCTGTTCTCCTGCTTGTTGTGGGGGACGCCTTCTTGATTGACTTCTTGACACTTCTAGATATTGGTTTGACAGTAAGGAGTCTCTGAGTCACTGGACTGAATACAACATTATTTCTAAAATTGCCATTGATCTGAGACAGCTTGTTGTAAAGTTTTTGTTCAGCCATAAATTTTTCAGTTCTTTGTTTTATTTTGAGACGATTTATCTTCTTCTTGGCACTCGCCTTGACATTGTTTGCCAAGTCGGATCTATTGACCTTCTTCTTGACAAATTTTTTTAACGCATTGACGTTTGGCATTTACTATTATTGACTAAATTAATATGATTCCTCATCTGGGTTGACGAAAACAATTGTGAATAATTTGAGCATCTACTATATAAAATGGAAAATCCTCTGATTGTAGAAAACCCAGAGGGTCCAATCTACATAGCTGTCAGTGAGTATAACCCTATAAAGCCATCGAACAGTTGCGTGCAACTGGGAGATAAGGAAACGAAGAATGTTCAGGTTATGATTGGTGATGAACTCAGCAATGTATCCGAGGAACAGCTTGCCCTGATGTTGGTCTATGATCGAGAGGGACAGATTGCTAGGGGTATAACAATGATTGATTTCTGTTTGAATTTATTAAACTTTTGGTTCTATTTACAACCAACTTTTGTAATCTTTACACTTGTTTCATATGTGGGTTACTACGGGGTGAGGAGGTACAATGCCCCGATGGTTATGATATATTTGTTGTATCAGTACTTGCTCACATTTGGTAAGGGTATGATGATCTATATGACAATTGACCATCACGCCGACTCGAAGACAATCTCATTCGTCAGTATTGCAACAGTTGTTCAATTTTGTGTAACCTATTACATTCACAAGTTTTACAACAAAATTAGTGTTTTAAAAAGTCCTGAGTTTAACCGGTTGGATGTGTGAGCATCTTGCTCTCTCAATTTATACAGAGCTGTTCGATGATTTCCTTCCTTTCAGAGTTCCGCTCTATCGCTCCCGAACTCTGCAAGTACGCCAGGGTTTCAGAGGCTTCCGAGAATCTCTTTCTGGCTCGTGCCAGGGCTGCCAAGGCACTCAAGAGTGTTCCCAAGATGACTGAGGCTTTCTCCAAGCTAATAAAGGAGCAGCTCCTGTGTGGCAATGTGAGTCTGGTTATTGAAAACATTCCAGACTATGGCATCCGCAAGAGTAACAACCTCCCAGATCGTATCACGGCTAAGAGCATCCATGATACGATGCGGCAATTCGGTTCGGTCCGTGACGCTGTGGTTTTCAAGAACCACGCCTATGTTTGGTTTGATGAGATTGATGACGCATTCACAACTCATTCACTTATCAACCAGATGAAAATGGGTGACAATATAATCACGACTTGTGTGGTCGCTTAGCCTTCTTCTGGTTTACATTGATTGGATCATAAAAAAGTTTTTTTGAGTTTAGTCCCTTTACCAGAGCCATCGCGGATAGATTAGAGTCTTGCCCTAAAGTTGTATACCTTTCCATATTTTTCCATAAAAAAGTTTATGAAATCAATTATACAATGAACAACTCTGGGATCATCAAAGTTTGTTGATTCGATAGAATTTTTCATATGATATAGCCACCTGTAAGCACCTTTGTAATTCATAATAATTTTAGCATTATCGTGATGTAATTCCAATCTAGCCTCCCCTCCCGGATATCTTTTCCCACCACCCGTGACATCAATCCAAAAATTAGCTTGTTTTTTTACATGGTGTTCAAGTGTTCCAGAATTTTTAAAAGTTTCTCTAAATAATTCATCTTTATTATCAGATAAAACATCTCTGTAAAAGTTTTCAATTATATCTGTAATTTTATCTTCACCTAGGATGCTATAAATTTGCCAAAAGTATAATCTATCTGATTTATTTTCGTGTCCATTCAATGTCAATACTTCTGGAGAAACTTTGATATTATTCAACTTTATGAATTCATCTTGAAGTATTTTTGTTGTGAATCCGTATGACATTAATATATTTTCCAAATAAAAAGTTTGTTTGAATTTATCTCTAGTTATTTAAAAAAATAAAGTTTCAAAACTTGAAGAATGTTAGTTCGTCAGAATGCTGCACCTCCAGGATTTTTTGATGCTATGGCAAAGTATCACCGGGATATGATAAAGCATCAAGATTGTGAAGAGGCATTTATGCAGAGTACAAGTGAACTACCCCAGGAAATTAGGGAAATGATCTGGAGTTTTAATACTCCACCTCAACCTCCAAACTTTTGTTAATTTTAAAAAAAAATATTTTACAAAAAAGTTTGTTTGAAATAATCCTATGTTTAAATAGTGATGTTCAAAAATAAATAAAAATGTTTTCGCTTATTCTCGAAGGAGTCTGTAATGAGATTAATTGGGAACGTATGGTTTCAAATAAAGGCAATACACAAGAGCGTGAACGCTATTATATTGGTGTTGTAACTAATGTTATAACAAGACTTGGTGGCACGTTCAACACAGCGGGTTCTCAGGAGTCTGTTGACATCCAAGATGTTATTTTTCCAGGGATGGAACCCTTTCATATCGAAGGAAAATCCACATCATCTGGTCATTTTATGTTGAATGACACGATGATAAAGTCCAATGTTCATTATATGCTTTTCTATGTAAAGCACAATCTCGTAACACTTGAGTTGGGTGCTGACATAATTAAAAGAACAACTGAGATTGGCACTCACAATATGGTAGAAGGGCGTAAACCAGCGAGTAAAGAAGCTATTATGAAGGCATTTGGGGTGCTTATGGATGAAGCAACCTATTCTGTTCGCTGTGGGGTGATGTCCTTGTTTGATTTTGGACAAATGTGGAAGCAGACTTGGAAATTTGGAAAACTATCGAGTCGTCCTAGACCTAATTGGTCAATTACAGTCCCTCACAAACCCATCGAATCATAGCTGGTGGGACTGCATTCCCAAGCTGAATAATCCGTTCCTTTGTAGTGCCGCATAGCTTGTAATCACTGGGAAATCCCTGAATCTGTTTCAGTTCATCTGGAAACATTGTCCTAACCCAACACCCCTGAGCATTCCGCAATGGCACGAGTAACCTTGGTTGGTGATCATATGTACATATGATTGTCTTGCTAGGTTTCCTGATGTCCACAATCTCGCAATGATAGGCTGACTCCCTTTTCCCAAATGAAAATCCTAGATTTTGTTGGAGTTGGCGCACGATGTACGGATGTGGGTTGGTTCCCTCTTCATTATTTGTCAAGTCTGTCAGGATACATTCTGGTGGTATACTATTAAAAGTATCTTCTGGAACTTGAAGTGCTCCAGTCATATCAAATGAAAGTATATTCTCGAGGTTTGACTGGGTTGAAGCTGGCAACTCTTTGAAAGATGGTGCCTCATCACCCCTTTTACCAAAAATTATCAATCTTTCACGCACTTGCGGAACACCAAATTCAGTGGCTTTACAGACCCTGTGAGTACAAGTATATCCAGCATTCTTGAATTCATTTATTATGACATCAAAAAAGTTGTCACCATCTGGGGTTTTTCTTGATTTTAGACCCTTTACATTTTCTCCGATGATATACTTTGGTTTGATAATCCTCATAGCCCTAGAGAATTGTAGATACATCTGAGACCTTGGGTCGGTGGGATCCTTTTTACCCCCGTGACTAAAACCTTGACAGGGAAATCCGGCAAAGATTACATCAATCTTTCCCTCATATTTCTTGAAATCATCATCAGATATTTTAGTGATATCATTTCCAATGAGAGTACATTCATTAAAGTTGGCGTCGTGAGTGTCACAAAACTTGGGTTTGAGTTCTGAATATGCTGTGACCTCAATATTGGCAAGTTTCATACCAAGTGTGTCGCCACCACATCCAGAGAAGAGCGAAATAGCCTTCATATTTATTTTGATATATATGGATTGTAAACTTTATGTGAGGTTTTCTATAAAAATTTATGTTTGAGCAATGTATCTAAGGCTAAAAAACTTTTAAAAGTTATAAATGCCTCGCGACTTGGAGTATGAGGAAAATAACATTGGTTATGGCGGCATTCAATATACCGTTGAAAATGGTGGGGGTATAAAATGTAATAATTATGAATTATGTAAGGGTCTCTCACCCCCAGATTGTGGCTGGGAACGCCACTGTAATTATCTATGCTTGAATTGTGATATGTTTTTCAATAGTAAAGCTGTATATGGTGAAGGTATTACATTAAAAGAAGGCAAATTAGAATTTTCAGATAATAATTTTGAATGCGTAATTTGTTATGAACCGAATAAACGCTCTGTTACACTTCAAAAATGTAATCATAAAATGTGCATTGAGTGTTTCAAGCGCTGTCATTACGGCGACGATGATTTAGACAATGAACCAGAATTTCCATATCCAGAAATAGAAGATGAATATTACGATGATATTGACACA